GAACCGCAGAGGAGTTCCTTCCGGCAAAGTAATTTGTAACAGCAAGGAGTAGAGCAAGCAGGCTAATAGAAACCGCAGCAAGAGCCTTGACATGGGCCTCCCTCTCTGAACGGCTTGCACCCTCGGCGGGCTTCTTGAAACTCATTGCTGTACCTTGTCGAGTAAGTAGTAACCCACCCCAATTAGGGCGGTTGCCACGAAGGCAATACCTGCCCCGTACTTCACGTTGAGCATGAACTCCTGCTGCCGCAGGCGGTGTTCACGCTCCTTCTTCTCGCGCTCCTTCTTCAACCGGATGCGCTCCATGATCATCTCGTTGTAAACGCTCTCACCGTAGTGAGCGACGATCAGAATCTTCAGTTCGTACTCTTGTTTGATCAACGCCTGCTTATGCATCGTGATCTGCAAGGCCTCTTGCTCAACGCTGTCGTCGTGCAACAGCCTCTTGAAGACCGAAGGCTTTTTGTTGGCCTTCTCGTTGGCTAGGCGGTTGAAGTCCCCGAAGGCGCCGTACCACTTGCCGATCTGACCGGCAACGTCTTGAATCTCGCGGCCCGTGGCGACAAGTTTCTTAACGGCTCCGAACGCAGCATTCGCCGCTGAGACTGCCGCAAGAATGCCGGTTATGGGCTCCATAGGTTAGGGCTGCTCAGGCCAGTTGACGGTCCAAGGAAACCCAGCTTGCGAGGTGATGTCGCGCAGGGCTTGGCGGTGGATGGCCCAAGCAGCCTTGTCCCCCGGGGCGTCAGCCACCTGCGTCCAGTCCGTGTCCTTGAGTTTCTGGTTGCGCTGCTCGCGCATGGCCTTGGCCTGCTCGGCGTCCTTGGCGGCTTTGGCTTCGTCATCCAAGTCAGCCACGCTGTACTTGGTGAACCACCTACCATCGACCTGCTCCACGCCATCACGAAACGCGATCTGATACCGGGTTGGCTGCGCCTGCGGGCCTTCAAAGACCACATCAGCACCCAAAACCTCTAGCACCTCGTCCGTGGTGCGATCCCATGACGGGCCACCGTTGTCCCGCGCCCAACGCCGGAGTTCGTCCTCCAACATCACTTGGCCCGTGGCCCTGAGTCGAAATTCAGCCATTTTTTGCTCCTATGTCTAGGCCACAGCCAAGAAGATGTATGTCCCGCCGTTTGCGTTCAACCCCGCCGGGGCTGCTGCGGTGACTTGGAACCCCACACTGGTGGTGTCAACGTAGTTGGTGTTCGTGACCTGAGCAGCGGTGGAGTTCAAGAACAGGTAGGGGTCGTTGCCGCTTGTGATGCCGCGTGCGCTGTCATACACCCACCAGTCACCCGTGCTGTCCGTGCGCTTGATGAGCACGAACCGAGCGCCACCTGTGAACCCACAATTGACGGTCTGCAACGCGCCCGTGCCGGTGTATGAGCCGACCTTGCTGACGCCGGGGCAGGAGGCGAAGAGGTAGGCGACGTAAGTAGCGCCGGAGCCGTTAACACGGGCCGGATCACCAACAGTAAAAACTGAGCTAGTTGGGGATGTGCTATTCCAAAATGATCCCGCTGCGGAAGCATCTGTTAAATACAAGTACAAGAAGTTATTTGCAGTGATTGCGGCACTGTAAACAACCCAATCTCTAACAGCACTTCTACACTTCACAATCATCAACTCAGGCGCAACGCTTAAGTTGTGACTCACCGTCCTCGCAACGCCCGTCCCCGTATAGCAAACCACATCAAAGAAGCCGGGGGCGCGTTGGAAGTTATACCCAACACCGCCATTGGTAAACCAAGACTCGTTTCTTATGCCTGTATTGGTGTCAAAAAAAACATTACCAGATCCTTCTGCATTAGTAACAGATGTTGCCAGTAACTTTTGGCTTCCTCGCAAACGGTCAAAAACAGAAAAATGTGTTGCAGCGGAAAATGGTGTAGGCACTTGAGTTTGTAGACCAAGATCTACCGGCCCCATGGTGCCATTTACTTGGTTACCAATGCTTGTATAGTTCACAAAAGGCTGAAACACACTCGTCCCCGTCGTCGGAGTTTTCATCGGGCCGCGACGGATGGCGATGTAGATGTAGGTGGTGGCGACTACCGTATCTGGGTTTAACCTAAATCCAGTAGAGTTAAAAATTACGGCCGATCCGGTTGTGCCGCTTGTTGTTTCTGCGTCGGAGGTATTTGGCACAAGCACATTTGAATAAGGCGTGTTACCGGATGCCGGGGTTGGTGCCCCACGCATATTGTCAACAATCGACCAGTCACCAGTAGAACCCGCGCACTTAGACAATACCCATTGTGGTTCATACCCAAGGTTAACGACTTGACTTCCAGTGACACTGCCACACGAAATCACATTGTCCGTACCCGTCAGGCCAAAGCCTCCTGCGTCGTGGGCGAAGAGGTAGGCGACGTAGGTTTGACCACTGCTATTAACTGAAATACTGTTTCCGACCGTAAACTGAGTGCTTGTGGGGGCAACAACTACTGAATTATTTCCAAAGTGGTTATCAGACGTCCCTCCTGTATCGACTGCGGCTGTTGAATTTAAGTAAAAAAACCCACTTGAAGCACCACGATGGTAGACAGCCCAGTTAGAGTCAGTGGTAGTTGACTTAACAATTATGCAGCCGGGAGTGCTTCCAAGGTTATGGTTAATAGCTTGCGTAGTTCCATTCCCCGTCCACGTCACCACATCAAAGAACTTCGGCTGCTTGCGGAATGTCCATGAGGCGTAGGTAACGGCGTTGGTATTAAATCCACCTCCCGCCGAAGCATCAAGCGAGAATCCACTAGATGTTGGACTTATATAGGTTGGGTAATAACCGCTATTTGCCCCCACCCCGTCAGTCCGAAGTGTGGCGTTTGATGCGGTGTCATACGTCATATGCCCCGCAGCCTGACTCCTAGACTTCATCCACAGCAGTCCGCCCTTCGTGGACAGTTCAATCCCGTTGGTGATGGTCTGCGTAGAGCCGTTGCCGGTGTAGAGCCACGTCGAGAAACATGACTCTATATATACCGCTTCGCCAGTTTTTGCGAACTCGCCAAACCCTTGGGCAGATGCGGCACCTCGTGTGGCTACCAACGGCATGGTCGCTCCTTATGCGAAACGGGTCTGAGCAGCGAAGACGCTGAACGTCGCGTTTGCGGTCTTGATAATGGTGTACGTGTACGCGTCCACGCCACTGGCGTTGCCTGCGCTTGGGGCCGTGCCACCTTGCCACCGGGTGGTCACACCGCTCGTCGTGCCGTCCACCTGCACCGCGCTGTTGAAGTACGCGGTCGATCCTTGGGTGACCAAGAACGCAGCAGTAAGCGACTCGCCTGTGGCCATCAGCGTGTTCAAGCTCGTGCCGCTCGACCCACGGAAGTTGACCGTCCAGTTTGCAGAGGCGTTGGAGGTGTAGAACAACACCACCTGGGTGGTGACGTCGTAGTTGATCGTGCCCGTGGCGGCGGTAGTGGTGGCCGTCGCAGTCTCCAACACATCGGCAATCTTCAGACCCGCCGTGCTGGACGTGCCCACCACCGTCATCTTGTTGGCGATGGAAACGTTGCCCGATGTGGCAGTCAGGGCTGTGGTGCCCGCAGACTGGAGCGCCAGTTCGCCAGAAGCATCAGCAGTGACGATTGCACCACCAACGACGGTGTCTGCATTGATGAAGGTGGTCATGGGTTACTCCGGCTTGGAAGGCCACTGGATGTTGTCGGGGAAGCCCGCTTGTTGAGGGACATCGCGCAGCGCCTGACGGTAGGGCGCCCATTTGTCTTTGGTTGCCTGCGGAACATCGACCGTCTGGGTCCAGTCTGTTGCGGCGAGGAGCGCGTCGCGCTGTTGGCGCGCTGTCTTTTGACGAAAAACTAGCTGCTCTTGATCCCGCTTAATGATATACGCAGCTTTTTCATCGGCGGTACACCTGTCCTTGATTTCCCAACGTTGAACGGCAGAAGCGCCCACCAACGCTGGGGTTACTTCCTGGGCTTCTTGAAACTCAACGTCATAAGCCGGGGGGTCTGTGTACTCAAAACGCGCAAAGCCAAACTGAGTCAGCGTTTCGTCACTCAATGGGAATGCAAAAGACGTGTTGGGATTCTCGTGCTGAACGTAATGCTCAGCCAGAGGCCATTTAGTAACAACACCGTTTTCAATCTTTGCCAACATGATTTAACTCCTTACGGTGTACCAACATCGGTAGAAGGGAACAAGCGCGTATCACCGGGCCAAACGATACGAACTGCGCCGTTCATCCCGGGCAGCATCCGGCCAGTGTTTGGGGCAAATCCACCACTGCCGCCCCCAAAAGTACCGCCTGCACCAGCCAAAGGGGCTGTCGGGTGCCCGCCCCAATCACCAGCGCCTCCCATTACACCACCTGAGCCTCCCCCACCCCCGACGTAAACGCCAGTACCCGGTGCTGCGCCGCCACTACCGCTTGATCCTTGGCCAAACAGTCCGACACCGCCACCGCCGCCTGCGGATGTGTTACTCCCCCAACCGCCACCGCCACCGCCGCCACCTGACCCAGATGAGCCAGCAGAACTTGAGGCTCCCCCCGCGCCGCCCGAACCAGAATAGCCACCTGCGCCGCCACCGCCAGCGCCTCGACCACTAACACCACTAGCGGCGCTTCCGCCAGCGCCTCCATTACCGCCACCGTCTCCGGTGTATGTACCTCCAGACCCCGCAGCAGAACCATCAGTTCCGCCACCGCCACCGCCCCTTACAACGGATGTGTTATCAAAGTAAGAAGCCTGTCCGTTTGGGATAGTTGTTATGGTTGCCGCAATTTGATTGCCACCAGCGCCTACAACAACTGTGTAGCTGGCCCCCGGAGTTACGGAGTAATTGTTTTTGTAGCCTAAGCCGCCACCGCCACCACCTCCATTACCCCCGCTGCTGCCAGCCATTCCACCGCCACCACCGCCAATGCAAAGAACACTGACTTTGGTGACGCCCGCAGGGCAAACCCAGGTGTAAGTACCCGGCGTTGCATAAACTGATTCACCTCTTGGCACTTCCGTTTCTCCCGAAGTATTTGAGCTAAACATGGCTTGCCTTAAACTGTGTAATTTTGACCGGCATTACTGCCATACCAGTTTGTGCCATCAGCGGAGAAGATAAATTTGTCAAGTCGGTTGGCTGTACTGGTAATTGTCGGTGCAGTACCCCCGGGCCATTTAACCGCAGCAGGCCATGTCGCCGTGCGCCCTCCGGTGCCGTCCTGCCTAAGCAACAGTATGAAACTCTTTCCCGACGTGGCCGTAGGGAATGTAAATGTGCAGTTATCGGTCAGCGTCAGAATTTGAAAGGTGCCATTCGTGATGTTAATGGTGTACGCGGTACCGGTGTTGGCGGTTACCGGTGTTTCCACATAATTTGTCACCGTAGGGTTTGTTAGCGACGGTGTGTTATTAAGCACCACCGACCCACTTCCCGTGCTAGAGGTAACGCCTGTACCGCCGCCCGCAACACCAACAGTACCAAACGACGGGGCGCTCGATCCATTACTGAGCAACACCTGACCCGCAGTGCCTGCGGAGGTGGAGACGTAGTTGGTTCCGTCGCCATAGACGACGCCACCGGCGGTGGGCGTGTTATTGCCTACGATGGTTACTGGCATGATTTACTCCGGCTTGGAAGGCCACTGAATGTTGTCGGGGAACCCAGCCTGCTGCGGCACATCCCGAAGGGCTTGACGGTACGCGGCCCACTTGGTGCTCACGCTGTCTGGCACGTCTTTGGCCTGCGTCCAGTCTGTTTCAGAGAGCAGGCGGTTGCGTTCAGCACGAGCGTCTGCAACCTTCTTGGCAACCACCTCGTCCTGCGAAGGCTGGGCGGGAGCGGCAAACGTAGTGCCGTCGTATGCCCACCAGTGCGTCACCTCATCAGGCGCTTCAATGAACATGTCAGCGTATGCCGGGTGAAACACCGAGTGTGGAGACACCACAACCCGATCCTTGACTACGCCATTTTCAACATATACCCAAGCCATGTTGCTCTCCTTATGCGTAGATCAGAACGATTGCGGCACCGGCGGTGCCGGAATTAAAACTGCCAGTGCTCGTCGATTGAGAATCAACGGCTGTAGATGCACCGGCACCAAACCCTGAAGTGCCAACAGCCCCGAGGTTGCCGGATGCTCCAGAAATGCAGGCTCCGGCGGCGCCGCCAAAACCGCCGGTACCACTTCTCAATGTAGAAGCACTAGGTCCGACGTTATAACAGCCGCCACCGCCGCCACCAAAACCCCCATTCCCACCAATCAAAGTGTATGCACCATTAGTACCATTTCCTACCCCACCGCCACCCGCGCCGGGGCCACCAGTTAAACCGTAGGCGTTACCAAAAGTGTCAAGAAATCCACCCACACCGGGAGATGTTAGATATTGAAGCAGTGGGTCTGTATATACAAGGTATCCACCGCGACCTGCTCCGGGCCTATTAAACCCGTCAGCAGCACTTCCGGCGCCCCCACTAGTGCCAATACCACGTCCGCCGGAGGTACTACCGTCTCCGCCCTTACCCGTACCCCAACCGGGGCCACCCGAAAAGCCGCTTACGCCCGCAGCATTACCCACCCCTAACGGTGATGCGCTTGCTCCGCCAGTACCGCCAAAAATACCCGCCGATCCTTGGCCTCCGGTATAGGCATTTCCGTTTGTAACACCAGTACCAATAGAGGCCGTTCCGCCAGTGGGTGAGCCAACGCTGGCTGGGTTAGTGCAGTTATTGCCCTTATTTGCCGTAAAACGCGTGACTGAGGCGTACGATACCGTGGCATTTCCTGCGGAAATAGTAATAGTTACCGTAGTGCCGGGCGTAACTGCCAAATCTCCAAAAGCGCACCCTCCACCCGCACCACCACCAAAGTAGTAATTGCTTGAGCCATCAAATTCACTGCCAGCAGTCCCTCCCGCACCAAACGCATAAACGCGAATGGACGTGACGCCTGTCGGAACGGTGTAGGTGCTAGAAGAAGTGTAGGAAGTCCAAGTTTTAGTGGTACTTGGAACCACAGGGGCCGTGCTCTGCCACGTCGTGCCGTTTGAGGTCAGGACATTCCCACTGCTACCCGGCGCAACCACCTGAACCGCCGACGTGCCGTTGCCCAGCAGGACGTTGTTGGCCGTCAGTGAGGCTGCGCCGGTGCCGCCGTTGGCAACCCCCAACGTCCCAGTAACTGCCGAAGCCAAATTAAGCCCGGAGGTGCTGCCCGTACCGCCTGACGCCACAGGCAACGGCTGAGCAAGCGTCACAACTTGGTTGGTGCCGATGGTGACAGCGGTGG